AATGGTACGTGGTTTGTTTGTGAGTATGCTAACTTCAAAGGTCTTGTAGTAGAGTATGTAGCCTATAATGCTTCCGAGTCTCGTAAGCGGATGGGACGCCTTTCTGTATTGTGGGACTCCTCTACAGGAGGAACAGCCCCTGTTTATGCAGATGAAGAATATATTGCATTGGGAACGTCAACGACATCAACGCTTACGTTCTCTGCATCAATTGTTGGTTCAAACCTTGTCGTCTCTGCCACCAATAGTGTGGGCGAGACAATGTATCTTAGAGGAAGCGTAAAGCAATTCTACAGCTACTGATAATGACAAAGGAAGAACAGCGAATTGAATTTTTTATAAGGGTTCGGGAAAAGTTTGAAGAGATAGAGCAGTTGGCTCAAGACTTTGAGCTGATAGAAGACTATCTAAGCATTCTGTGTGTGGGTCTTCTTGAAGAGCAAGAAGAAGAGGACTCCTATCGCGTCAATGCAATTTCAAGTATCTTTGTAGATAGCGAACAAGAAATGGGGTCACTCCTAACCCATCTGGCAGCCAACTATGATGGTGATGCGCCAGACACTGGAAGCATAGACTTCTGGATGGGTCAGGGCGGTGACGCTTAATTTGAATTGAAATGAATATCATACGTAAGATTATTGTGGGCAATGACCCACTAAAAGCTATGGCTTACTATGTGGGCCAGAAAGCAGGAGAAGCAGAAGTAGACTGTATTGTCTTAGACGCCGAACACCTACACCGATATAAAGAGCGCCGATACCTTATCTACATCAAAGGAGATGACGGCATTATGCTATGGAAAGCTGTAGAGAGTTCACCCGTATTACTTGAATTTGATTGCAACTTCTGATGAAACCACTATACCATTTTATTGTACAGGTACCCCAGCGTGTCAACGAGACAAAGAAGATTGGCGATATTGAAATCTATATCGATACCAAGTTCAATGAGTTTGAGCACCGCGTGATGCAGGGTGTTGTTGTAGGCGCACCATATAAATACAACACGGGAGTAGAAGAGGGCGATACGCTTTTCTTTCACCACCACGTTGTGATCACCCCACAACTTGTAGACAAGGACCACGATTTATATCAGGTTCTATATAGTCCTGACGGAGGATTCTCCTCTCAGGCATATGCTGTCAAGAAGAAAGATACGGGAGAGGTGCTCGCTTTGGGAGACTGGGTTTTCCTTGAGCCTATCCGCCCAGAAGAAAAGCTTAAAAGCGGGCTTCTTGAGATTGTCTCATTTGAGACTCCAAGAAACGAGAAAGGGAAAATTAAATACGCCAGCGACAAGATTAAAGAAGAAGGTCTTGAAATAGGCGATACGGTATACTTCCAGAAAGATGCCGACTATGAAATGTTAATTGACAATCAAACTCTATGGCGAATGCTCGTTCAACATCTAATGGTCGTAGAGAAGTAGAGTACTCAACAGCTGACGCTGCACAGAATCTCATCTACGCAATGGAGCAGGCTATCCGCAATATGACAGCGGAAATACAAAAGCCTGTGGATCAAGACCTTACGGGGTCTGCACGTAAAGCAGAACTTCAAGCCATCAAGGATACTGCACTGGCTTGCAAGGAGTTAATTGTAGAAAGGCAAAAGCTCGCTGAAATGGTAGCCTCGTTAGCGGACAATGGAGGCATCGCAGAGGAGGTAGACTATCGAGGTGGATTTGCCGAGAAATTTATTAAAAAATAATGTCAGGTCTTAAATTGACAGAAGGGGATACTGTTGTCAACATTTGCGTTGACGATACAGATGGCGAAATCATTGAGATTGCCTTTCTGAAGATACAGCTTCCCAAGAGGCCAGCTAAGAAAGACATACTGTTTCACGACAAGCCCAAGAAGGACCAACGCTGGGAAAGGACAGAGCTCTCCAGAGAATTGGCGAGTATCAAGACGATGGACGACTGGTACGCCACCCCTAAGGAGTTCCAGCAGAAGTACAGCCCATATATCGAGCAGGAGTTCTTGCGCCGTCGCAATGGCGTATGGTTCTACAATAATGGTGTTCCAACATACATTACTGGACACCACTATATGTTTCTGCAGTGGAGCAAGATTGATATCGGCTACCCAAGCTATCTGGAGTTTCAGCGTAGGCTGTTTATCCATCAAGCGGCCTGCGAAGCGGACCCACGCAGTATGGGACAGATTTATACCAAGTGTCGACGTAGCGGATATACCAATATGAGCTCAGCTGTCTTGGTAGACGAAGCCACACAGGTAAAAGACAAGCTGTTGGGTATTATGAGTAAGACGGGTACGGACGCTCAGGCTGCGGTCTTCTCCAGCAAGGTGGTGCCTATCTTTAAGTCCTACCCATTCTTCTTCCAGCCTATCTTGGATGGTACGACAAACCCCCGTCAAGAACTGGCCTTTAGAGAGCCATCTAAGCGCATCACCAAAAAGAACAAAAGCGTCCAGAAAGGAGAAGCCCTTGATACGGTCATCAACTGGAAGAACACGGTAAGCAATGCCTATGACGGATCAAAGACCCACGTTTTGTTTTTGGACGAGGCGGGTAAGTTTGAGAAGGGTATTGATATCCGAGAGGTGTGGCGCATCCACAGAACCTGTCTGCTGGTAGGTCGTCGTATTATCGGAAAGGCCCTCGTAGGTTCTACCGTCAATCCACTGGATAAAGGAGGCCGTGAGTACCGCGACCTGTACTACGATTCAGACCCCAGAGACCGCAACGAGAACGGCCGCACAAAGAGCGGACTTTATGCTATCTTCATTCCAGCATACGAAGCACTGGAAGGATTCTTTGACCCATACGGTAATCCTATTATAGAGGACCCAGAGAAACCCGTCTTAACTGAGGATGGCACATTTACTGATATAGGAGCAAAGACATTCCTCAAGAACGAACGAAAGGGCCAGCAACACAACAGCTACGAACTTAATGAAATTATTAGGCAGTTTCCTTTTACGGAGGATGAAGCATTTAGAGACTCTACAAAAAGCAGTCTATTCAATATTCAAAAGATATACGAGCAGATTCAGTATAACGACGATCTGTATCCAAATCCTGTTGTTATTGGGAACTTTGTTTGGAAGAATGGAGAACAGGATACAGAAGTTCTGTTCCGACCCGACCCAAATGGGCGGTGGCGTATTTCGTGGCTACCTCCAGCTAATATGCGCAATCAAAGGAAAGAAGAGTACGGTAAGCGTGTTGCTCCTAATAGTCTTTATGGATGTGGCGGCGTTGACTCTTATGATATTGATACTACTGTAGACTACCGCTCCTCAAAGGGTGCGTGCCATATATTCAACAAGTTTAATATGGAGCATCCAAGCAATATGTTCGTTGCTGAGTATGCATCACGTCCACCACTGGCAAAAATCTTCTATGAGGATGTATTGATGGCTGCTGTCTTCTACGGATATCCTATCCTTATAGAGAACAACAAGTATGGCATTGCCAGATACTTCGAGTCCCGTAATTACGATGGATATCTGATGGATAGACCTGCGCATCTTGGTGCTGGAACAATGCACGTAAAGGTCAAGACCAAAGGCATACCATCTAACTCTCAAGACATTATCCAAGCTCACGCCCAAGCTATTGAGGCTTACATCCACGACCACGTGGGAGTAAATAACAATACGGGCGAGTATGGAAAGATATATTTTAATAGAACACTGGAAGACTGGATCAACTTTAAGATAGACGATCGTACAAAATTTGACTTGTCCATCTCAAGTGGTCTGGCTCTTTTAGCTGCCCAAAAACAAGTAAAACAAAAACCTAAATCCGACTTTGATAGCAAGGTGTTTTTCAGGAAAGTACGCTCAATCACTCGGTAATTGTTATTTGTATCTTTGTCCATAAAGTATTTACTACGGAATGGACTATACTGGAAAATCATCAAATTACGAGTCTATTTTCCCAGATCCGTTAGCAGAGCAGCCCCAAAAGCTCACAAAGCAGTACGGGCTTCAGTACGCTAAGGCGATCTACTCCCAATGGGGAGGTGTGGAAATTGATGGCTCCCTGTATGCGAAACGCTGGCGGGAATTTGAAATTTCACGAGATTATGCTAACGGCACCCAAGACACTTCAATCTATAAGCAAATTCTTACATCTCTGGACCCTAACAACGGTGACGGTGCTCTACTGTCTCTGGATTGGACTCCTGTTCCTATTGTCCCAAAGTTTGTAAAGATTGTAACGAACAAAATTCTCTCAGCCAAGATGTATCCAAACGTCGAGGCTATCGATCCTCTTTCTCGCAACGAAAAGGACATTGAGAAGAACAAGATTAAGGTTCGCGTAGAAAACCGCGACATCATCGAAGAAGCAAAGGCTGCTGGCCTTAAGGTCAAGATAGATCCCGCTGAGCTTCCCGATACCCCCGAAGAAGTTGAAATCTTCTTGGAGTCAAACGTAAAGACCGCTGCAGAGATTGCTGCACAGATTGGCATCAACCTCACCCTGTCTTGGAATGACTTTGATGAGCGTATCTATCGCCGTAACGTAGAAGACCTCGTTACTGTTGGTATGGCTGTTGTCAAACGTGAAAACGACCCTAACTATGGCATTGTCACCAAATACGTTGACCCCGCTTACTTTGTGCATAGTTACACTGACGACCCGAACTTCTCCGATATCGTATACGCTGGTCACATTCAGCGTCTGTCTATCTCTGAACTAAAGCGTATTGCTGGCGATCAGTTTACCGAAGAGGAGTACAAGAATATGGCCCGCACGGTGATGAACCGCTACGGCAATAACCCCAACCGTTTTGACAATACAAGCTACGACAACAACCTTGATCGCTATAACTACGGATACGATGAGTACACCGTAAACATAATGGATTTTGAGTTTGTCAGCGTAGACAACGTCATCTTTGAGAAAAAGACAAGCGCCTACGGAAACATCGGTTTCTACTACAAGGGCACTAAGTACAACGCACCAAGTAATAGCGTATATGACCGCGAGGCTGTATATATGCAGAATGCTACGCTCTACGGAGGTACGTTTATCATTGGAACCAACTATATCTACAACTACGGACTAAAGAAGAATGTACCTAAAAACGTACACGACCTCAGCCGTACACGTATGAGCTATAGCGCCGTTGCAACCAATATCCGTCGGATGATTCCAAAAAGTATGGTCTCTGGAGTCATTGGATTTGCTGACCAGCTTCAACTTTCGCACCTAAAGATTCAGCAAGCGATAGCTAAAGCGAAGCCTGACGGACTCCTTGTCGACATCGAAGGACTTGAGAATGTACAGCTCGGTCGGGGTGGAGAGTTGCAACCGCTTGATATTCAGGACATCTACGAACAAACGGGTGTCTTCTATTATCGCAGTAAGAACCCAGAGGGAGGATTCCAGAACCCACCTGTGCGTCCGCTTGATAATAGCATCCGCAATATCAATGAGCTCATCGCCCTGTACAACCACTACCTGCGTATGATCCGTGATGCTACGGGAATCAACGAGGTGATGGATGGAACGTCTCCCAAAGGAGAGCAGTTGGTAGGTGTGCGTCAACAAGCCCTTGCAGCTGCAAATAACGCCCTCTACGACATTACTAACGCTTCGTTGGTACTGTACCGCCGAGTGTGTGAAGACATCGTTAAATGCCTTCAAATCGTGCCTCCTAAGAGTATTCTGTTCCAAGCCTATGAGAACGCTATCGGCAAGGAGAATATGAAGGTGCTCAGCTCTTTCTCTAACCTTCCGATGTACAACTTCGGGGTACGTGTCGTCAGCGATATGAACGAGGTAGACCGTGCTTACTTGGAGCAGAACATTCAGGTAGCTCTGTCTCAGAGAGAGATTGACTTGGAGGACGCTATCGCTATCCGACAGTTAAAAGATATCGACCAAGCGGAGCGCCTTCTTGTAGTGCGCCGTAAGAAGCGCATCAAGCAACAGCAAGAGATTGCCTCTCAGAACTCACAGATGCAGGCTCAGATGAACCAGCAGACTGCTATGGCTACCTCACAGGGTAAGATGCAGGAGGAGCAGATGAGAGCTCAGCTGGATGCTCAGAAGATTCAGTTGGAATCCCAAGCAAAGGCTCAGCTTATGCAGTTGGAGTATCAGCTTAAGATGCAACTTGAAGACCTTAAGGGACGCTATGGCGTTGCCGAACAACAGATTGAGTCTGGTGTAAAGCAACAGCTTGAGAAGACGAAGGAGGACCGCAAGGACGAGCGCGTAGTAAAGCAAGCCGTCCAGCAGTCCAAGCTTATCAGCCAACGCAAGGGAGACCGTCCTGAGCTGGAGGAACAGACGGACATCGTGGATATCATATTAAATAAATAAGTACTTTTGTGGTGCGTAGCATTGCACCTTGAACCTTTAACCTTTGACAAATGAGCTACTCAAACGTAAGCAACCCCGCTAATTACCAACTGCAAGCACTTGGTCAGAAGGGTTTTCGTAAAATCACAACAGGCTTCAGCCCTGTAGCAGACGAGTACTACCGCGCTATT